AGCGCTCTTTACCATCTCCTCAGTAAAGGGCACTTCTACAATATTACTTCGCTTTGTTGAATTTTTCATAAATGTATCGCGCCGTCGCAACGTCCTCTATAGCTAGTCCTGTGGCATCAAATAGCGTAGTATTACAACCGTCCGTTTGCACCCTACCTTGAATGACCTCTGCAATGGGACACCATATTTGTGAGATCTTCCTTTTTTTTGCATACTGTATTTCTCCAGAGTGCGAGCACTGCACCCACTCATCAAATGATACCAGATCAACGTTGTCTAGCACACACTGATGTAGTTCTCTTTTTCCTTCTGCGTCTGCGCCCACGGCGTTGATGTGAACTACTGGCTTTAAGTATCTATACTTAATAAACGGCTTGCGAGAGGGGGTTAAAGTTGTTACTATATCACTGTCCCAGAGACAGTCTTCTAGATTGTCATAAACTTCTACGTTAATAGGCTCAGCTTGTCTTACTTGTAAGTAATTCAGGTTGTCTTTTAGTCTCTTTGCGTTCTCTTCGTTGAGATCAAAAAGCTTGATAACCTCAATGTCTCTTACTGACAGAACAGCTTGTATCTGTCTCAGTGTTTGATTTCCACAGCCAATGAACGCTGCTTTTTTGGAATATTTTCTGGACAAATACTTTGTTGCAATTCCTGTGACGGCAGCGGTTCGAATTGCCGTAAGTGTTTCCCCGTCTAAAATAGCAAGTAGTTTACCGGAATCTACGTCGTTGATAAGAACCTTGGCAAAAATATTGACTTTTCGTTTTGTGCCAGTCTCATCTAAATGAACTCCACACCATTTTATTCCTGCCGTGTTCTTAACCACCGCTGGCATTGCCCTAAAATCACCATTGGGTATATCCATATATATTTTTGGTGGCATTTGGGTGTGTTCAATATTCTTGAACAGGTCATCAATAATTTCTATACATTCTGGAACTGAAAGGATTTCTGCGACTTCGTCATTCGTAAAGTATTTAACCGGGAGCATCATAATACCCTATATTAAAGTCTGGTTTGGTACACTCTGCGTTTGTCCTTTCAATACCATTCTTTTTGATATGGTCTTGCACATATCTACAGATGTTGGTATCTGTACCTTCCCAGTTATTCTTATAATAATCGCAAAGCTTAGTGCACTTCCAATGCGACTGGCTCTGTGACAATAATTTAGGGCTTTTATTATTCTTGATTTCGTTAAATCTTTTTCTGAGCATCTTAAGAAATAATTCTTTAGACCCGTCATCAAAGCACAGAGAAAATGGTCCTCCATCTTTTACATAGAAAATGGTCATTATCGCCTGATCGTAATCAGGATACAGCTTGGATATGGCGTAGTAATAGAGAAGCAATTGTGGGTCACTCTCTAATTTATTATAGTCCTTTTCTTCGCCTGTGGCCCAATTAATTCTTCTACCAGTCTTCCAGTCTACAACTTCTATAACTCCGTCTTCGGCTTCTGTAACTAAATCTATAGTTCCTTTTATGGCCAGCTTGCCCTTTAACTTTGTGCCGTCATCAAGAGTGTAGTCGTACTCTGCCCAAGGCTCATCTATCTCTATGTCGAAGTGAGGCTCAGTGTCTACAATCTTTCTGTTTCTGGGGTCAAACTGACCATCATTATAATGCAGACCCAACCATGTCCATTTGTGACATTCTCTTTTCTCTTTGTCTGTGTACGAATGAATACAATTGGAAGTGTAATGTTCGAAGCTCTTGTCCACGAGTTCATCAACGAACTTGTCAGAAGACAGTATGCTCTCGGTGAAGGTAATCTTGCCTAGAGCATCGTCTTGAATGCTCATAAGGCCAGACTCTGGAAGGCTCTGGAGCCTTTTCTTGCACGACGCCAGACACTCCATCGCCTTGTGGACGATGGTTCCCTGTTGGGCTTTTTTACCTGACGTTGAGGGAAACCCCAAAACATAATTTATATAATACTGTTGCTGACAGTAGTCATAACTATTATATGATGAGCTTCGTATGTAGGCTACGAGCATTTATTCCACTCCAAAGCGTCGGATATGATGGGAAGTTCTTCCCTAAAGATGCCCTTAATTTCATTTGCAATGTCCTGATGCTCTTTCTGGGTTGATGGGTCTGTTCGCAATTTTATATAATGAATCCAGCTTCTAACTGTTCCATTCATATACATGCGAGTCTTGGTGCTCAACGGCAATAAAAATCTAGCACTTTCTTTGGCTATCCCTCTCTCTAAGGCTTCTTCATAAAAATCGTTTGTTGTATCCTGAATTTTTTTGTTGGTGTACTCAAACCACGCCCTATCCTCTTCTTCAAGATCATCCCAAGAATTTTGGCGATTTTTTGTATCTTGTCTTCTGGGCTGGATATATTCAAACCCCTCGGCCTTAGCATATCGCTGACTAAACTCCTGAAATGAGAAGCTGCGATGTCTGAGGATTTGAGCAGCTATTCCTCTAGTTGTGTTGATCTCAACGACCATGTTTGCCATTTCAAAAATAGACCAGTGTCCATGTTTGATACAAAACTTAAGTAAACCAGACACCTCTGGGTTGTCTTGATTTTTGGGGTTGCTCACTCTGGAGCAGTAACCAATGGTTTCTTCTGCGTCAGGAGTAATGGAAATAAGCTTGACTTTCATACAGGCTCTAGCCACCCCCATCCTGAGAGAATGTTTAGTAGCTCCTTTGACTGTTCTTCAATAGCCATATCTTGGTTATCGATTACAGCGTCAAACCCCTCATAAGTATCGAGAGCAATTTCACTAGCGTGAGAATCTTCATGGGGCGCTCTGGTAAGGCGAATTACTTTGCCGCCAGCCTCTTGTATCGCTTCTACCTCGTCTGGAAACCTACAGTCTCCTACAAGAGCCAGCGCACTCTGTTCTGATTGAATTTGATTGATGCAAAAATCCACCCATACGTCTTCTTTGAGCGATCTGCAAACATCAGTACCAAAGTATTGAAGAAACTCTCTGGCTGTAAAATCTTTAATCGGAGATGGGGTATTCTTTTGTTTCTCAGACCCATAGCATTGTTCGTATTTTAGTCCGAAAAAATTAATGGCTATAGACTTTAGAGAATCAGCAAAGTTATAAGCTTTAACAAAAGGCCACACATTCATAGAGCAGTATTGAACAAATCTGGGTTCTCTACTGTTGAGATCTAGTACTCCCATCTGCTGAATTTCTTCGCCCTTCTCGTCCATAAACGTAGCGTTAACAGACAACAGGCCTCTGTCATCTAAGAGAAACTTTTCAATTACTTGATTTCTCTGCAACTCATAGCCATGCAGGAAGTTTATGCATGTGGTTTTACCGGCTCTTTTATGACCGCTGATGGCTAGGATTTTTTGAGACATTTTATCTTCCTTTTCGGATGTCGCGCCAGATAAAGCAATTGAGCGACACCCATAGCAGAAGCTCAGTTAAAAATGCTGGTTTAAAGCCCTCTATGATGGCTGAAATCAGTGCCGCCCACATAAACACTGAGGCGGCAGTTCTAGCCGTGAATTGTAGCCCCATGTCAAGCCTAGACATATGTTTTACTTTTTTCGGGTTGCTTCTTTAAAATCTTCTAGGTCAATTTTCTGTTGCATTTCTTCATTCAAAGCTTCGTGACGAGCGGCCTGTACCGCTCTTCTTTCACTGTTCTTATATTCCTCAAGTTTTTTTGGATTGTTGTATCCCTTTCCTTTTTTCCTCCGTTCCCGTTTATTTTTTTTCTTGTTGCGTGCTTTTATTTCGTCTTGTTGTTGTCTGGTTCTATGAGGTCTTCTCTTGTGTTTCTTTTCCGTAGCTCGATCTGCTATTATAGAACTAAGAACACCATTCGCTTGGGCTAAAGTTCTTTTCATCCCCTTTCCGAAAAATTCGATACTGCTATGACAGCTTTTACACAGAACTAATAAGCCATCTAAGCTTTTTCCAGACAGGTTTGATTCATCGTAGTGGTAGTGATGTATTTGGACTTGTTTGCTCTTTAAACATTTTGCACCACAAGCAACACATTCGTTATCTTCATCTTTAATCAGCCGGGATCTTATATCTTTCCACAAGGAGCTTCGTAGGTACTGTTTATAACTGTCAAACCCCAACCATTCTAGAGTCTGGTCTCTAAGATAATACTCCTTACATATATGATCTATTTTCGTAGACATTTACTTTTCTATAACTGCGGCCTTACATAAGTGTTGATTTCTTCTACACTCATATCGCCCACGTCTTTTTGCGGAAGATCAACAAATTGGATGTTGTACATTCTTTCGCACTGCTTGGCTATTTTATCTCTAGCGAGCCTTCCCGCTTCATCTGAGTCAGTCATTACTACGAGCTTCAAAGCCCCAGATTTTTCTAAGATGAGCCTTTGCTGTTCTGAGAGCGAACATCCAAACATTCCCACTACATTATATATACCAGATTCGTCTAGTTTCCACACGTCTCCTTGTCCCTCGACCAAGATAGCAGTGCTGCTCTCTAGAATATGATCCTTTGCGTGCCAGTAGTTATATAGAGAAGCTCCAGAGTTAAAGCCTTTGCTGTTTAACCACTTAGGATTGATATTAGGGCTTGTCGCCCTACCCACGCACCCTATCATATATTGATGGTTGTTATTGTACACAGGAACAACAACCCTGTTGGACATTGGCTTGTTTGGAGTTTCGCACAGTCCAACATCAAACTTTTCTAGTGTTTCAGGCAAGAAGCCCCTGCTGATGTAATAAGACGATGGTATTTGTATCCTGCTTCTTATTTCTTCCCTACTTATGCCTTCACGGTGTTCTATTTTTTTCTCAAAGACTTTGTTTGCCAATTCTGTAAAAGTAACAATATTGTTTTCATATCCTTCAAGATTATCAAAAGAAGACTCTAGAAAGTCGCATGCAAATTTAATCGTTTGGCCGAAGGTTACGTCCTCTTCCGTAGTCGAGCTTAACACGCCTTGTAAGAATCCAAGTATATCTTGTTTATATTCGTCTTCGCAATGATGAGTAAAGCATTGCCAGTTTCCAATAATCGAATCTCCTGTTGTGAATATGCTTACGGCTGTAGGGTTGTCCCCGCCGTGTACCGGACAGGCGAATGTAACTCTATTATCAAATACTTCGTACTCTATTTCAAAATACGACAATAAGTCGGTTATTTTTTCTACTAGACCATTTGAAATAGCCGTTATTTTTCTTCTGTCTGTATTATGTTGCGAATGGGATTTGCTCGTTGTCGTTTTCATCTACAATAAACCCTTGGTCTTGCTTTTTATTACCTTTTTTCAATTCGTTTCTAGTGCAGCCTTCGTCTATCTTGGCTACGTCTCCTTTCATGGACATGTTTATATAATCTCCATCATTTAAACCTGCTCCATGTCTAGAAACCAATGGGACTAATTTCTTGTTTCCGTTATCTTCTCCATCCTCCGCAACCTCTTCTTCTGATTTATTTTTAAAAATGGAGAAACTAGTACACAGCCATATGAGTCTATCGGAACCACTGACAACATCAGTAGATTCTTTGGTTATACCATCTCTATTTAGCTGTACAAATGACAGGCACGGGCAGTCGTATTGAACACAAAAATTGTGCAAGGACGTTATTTGGAAACCAAGAACTTGGAACTCTTGTAGGCCAGAGGACATATTATCCGAGGTCATCAGTTTCAAATAATCATACACAATCAAGCAGTCATTAGTTCTTCCATTTTCATCAAACCCCACCTTTTGAGAAATCCATCTTCTCATTACGGAAATGGTTTCTTCAAAAGGCTTTCCGGCAATACTGATGTAATCGTAAGGAATGCCTGTTAGTGTCTCAGAAGCTTTGTGTATTTTTTCTTTCTCTATGGCGCTATCGGCAAATTTTCCTGTGGATATTGTGTTTATTGGAACTTTACTCATATTTGATATGATGCGATTGACATGATCCTCTTTAGACATTTCTGTGTCTAACATAAGGACTGGTATATCAAGCTCTTTGGAGACATGTAGAGCAACATTGTCTCCAAACATACTTTTCCCCACCTTTGGTCTAGCGGCTACAAGGTCTACACACTTTCTTCTAAATCCTCCCCCTATAGCAGTATCATATCGTTGATATCCACTGCTGATGCCCAGCATGTCCACGGGATTGTCTTCTAGATGTTGGATGTATTCCTCAACATCGTTGCCAAGGGATGTTGGGCGATCATCCCCTCCTTGCTTTATGGAGTTGGAAAGCTCAAAGATGGGATTTTCAGCAAGCGAAATAATTTCATTTACTGTTTCTTCTCCCGTAATTTCAGACAGACTAGTATACGCTTGCTTTATATTTTTTTGTACGGTTCTAGCAAACTCTAGTTTTCTTATCTTGACTGCGTGTTTCCGCACGTTTTCAAGATGTATCGGAAAGTTAAAAACTGATCTTAGATATTCAAGCTCTTTTTTGGAATTCAGAATCTCATGGAAGTTCAGTTCTGTCGCGCTGGAAAGAATGGAAGATATGTCAACCTGATCGCTGCTTTCAAGAATTTTACCAAGGCATTTATAGATTATTTGGTTAGATTCATGAACAAAAGTGTTAGCGGTTATTACGTCGTCTACATCGACAAATGCTTGTGAGCCATATTGGCATACCCCTGATAACACGGCTCTTTCCGCCGCAGTGTCACTGAGTATTTGATTCATACTTCAACCTTTGCAACAAGCGCTACATCTATAGTGCTCTCTTTTAAGGGACGGCGGAATCATATCTGATTTACCGCACAGATGGCAGGTGATGCTCATTAGCCCTTCGGATGGTTTTCTCGACCGTTTGACGGGCTTTGTTGCTGCGTCATTGATCAAATCTGCCCCGGCTTCGTCAATTTCTATAGTGCCATCATCATTGAACTTGTTTTCCCTATTGTTCAAATTTAGAGGCTTTCCTTTTGTGAGGCGTTGTTTGGAGTTTTCATCATCGTCCGACACCGGCATAGTAAAATCATCCGTATCTTTTTCTATCGTCTCGCCCACCTCTTTTTCGTCGTCAGGCTCTTTCTCAATCTCCTTTACACTCATTCCCGCCAATTCTTCGCCCATAAATTCCTCAAGACTTTCTTTGATTAATTCAACATCGTTTGTTAGCACCCCTTGTTTCACGCCGTCTGTAAATGCCTTTATGGCGTCCATCCACTTAGGTGACATTATCTACCCTCCGTTTGCTTCTTTGTAATTCTATAAGAGCGTTGCTCATTGATTGTATTCTCCCAGACATATATGACAATCTGTCTGACACTGCTTGGGCATAAGATAGTATTTCATTTAGCTTAAGTGCGTGCTCATTACTAATAACAACTGCGTGCTCTTTCTCTTCGTATTTCATATAACGATCAAACTGTCCTGAGTTTTGCGCTATAATATTCTTAATGTTGTTTTTAGCCCAATTTATTCTGGCCGTCTGTTCATTTATTTGTTGCTGCATATATAGAGAATATTGAGCTAGGGAAAAAGCTAGCTCTCCACACTCCGCACTCGTAAGAGCCTTAAGCTCAAAGCTTTTCATTTGCAATATTTTAAGGGCTTCTTCATTATATTCAACCTTGTGTATTCCACGCTTCGCTAAATAGTCATCAATTAGCTGCTCAAAGCGAGACAACTTATCCTTAGCTGTCATCGAAGATTCTGGTTCTCCACTCATCGTCACTCTCTGTATGGGGTAGTTCTATGTACGTGATGTTGTTTATGTTGGCCCAATTAGCTTTTTGTCTGTCTCTCGCCTGAGCCTTATAAAAGTCTGCCTTGCTCTTAAAGAAGAAAGAATTGAACTCATAATGCTGAGACCCATGGACCTCAATCATTAGTGTTCTCTTGGGAATATAGAAATCCGCGAACAGTCCGCACCCCGGCAGGGGAACTTCCTCCAGTATTCTATCGTAGGGGAACTCCCGAGTCAAGAGGGATTTTGCGCGTATATGGTGTTGTGAGCGTGGCCTATTGTCATCTTTATACGGAACGTGGTTAGTAAGGTTCCATGTGTAAGTTTTGCCATCTAGTCCGGTTATTTTCATAGCATGGCTTTAATATCAGATTCTAGCAATTTTAACAAGTCGGGATTTTCTTGTAAGAACTTATATAGCTTCTCTTGACCCTGAAATTTAGTAGTGGGATCAAATTCCATGGCCTTGGCTTCTTCTTCATGGTCCTCCATGAAGTTGCATGTAAACCAAGCTCCAGCTTTAGAGATCAGGCCAAAATCTGCTCCTAAATTGATCCATTCACAAACACTATCAATACCCTTGCCATATCTAAGATAGCTATCTACTACTGCTCCCGGTGGACCCAAGGCGGAATGTTCTACTGTCCAAGAAATTATCTGCCCAATTGGGGTGTCGGAGTTTCCAACGCTCCATTTCTTAACACTCTTGGCTCTTAGCTTGATGTCAGACTGGTATTTGATTTTCTGTCCACCATCTTCAATATAAGCCTTTCCATATCCACTGGTATTGGCGATTAAGTGTTGGATAATAATAATGATGGTGTTTTGAATAGGAACAACGGTTCCCATTTGTTTGCAAAACGAAGATAACAGCTTGGGAGTACCCGCTCTGGTTTGACCGTTGATCTCGCTGAGCATTTCTTTTTCTGGAGACAAAGCGGAGGCGGAATCTATTATGACTACACAGCCCGGATGGTCCTTGATGATGTTGGTTGCGATAGTCAAGAAGTCTTCTGCTGTTAAGATGTTGCCCTGAGTGGACTGTATTACTTTTAATTTGTCGGGATTTAACCCCTCTACACCGCTCAGGTTCATTTTTTTGAATCTGCCCTCGGCGTTCAAATAGTAGACCATTCTCCCGCCAGCTTCTTCGGTTTGGCAGTTAGCAGCTATTTGCAAAGCCGTTGTAGTCTTTCCGCACTTTGGCGCGCCAGACAGAATAACCCAGCTACCTTCTGGGATTCCTCCGTTCAGCCCAATGTCTATTGCGGGACTGACAGGGATGGTGAAAATATCTTCTTCTATGACAAGATTAGAATCAATCATAATCTCGCCATACTTTTTAAGGATATCTTTTTCTACCTTGTCGTAATATTCATTCATTGGTCTAAGTCTCTTAGTTTGGAAATAGTGCTCTTGCTTCCAAAGGGCTTTCTTGGCTTACTATCTGTTTCTATATCTTCTACGCTAATAGAGCCTTGTGCATCTGATCGTTGTAGAACTTGTTCTTCTTTTATGATCAGGTCTTCTAGGCCGGGGAATCTTAGAGAATATATAGACTTCCCTCTGCCGCTATTCAGAGCCTTTATGATTGCTCTCTCGTCATGTTTTTTGACAAGGCGGTTAGCTAGAATGATTTGATGAGTGTAAGATTTTTTCCATTTTTCTGTGTTCCAAAATTTATAGGCGGGGGTTCCAACATTATCTTTCTCTGCTTGTCTTTGGCAAACTATTTCAGCAATGTATTGAGCCGCTGTGCAATATTCTCCTGTGGACGGGGATTTGTATTTACTTCTGTCACTTCTGTTTCTCGTCACTTAATACACCCTGTCTGGTTATCAGGCAAATATTGTTTTTATCTAGATCTCTGGTTTCTGAGAACTGAACTGTTAATTCTGGAACATTGTAGGAGTTGATACGTAAAATGCCTTCTTCCAAAGTTCCACAAACATATGAATGGATAGTTGGCCCTCCGTACAAAAATCCTCCAGCCCCTTTGCAAAAATAGTACCCATCACAGTCTTTACCGATCTCCACCTTATTTGTTCCATTCTGAATATACATGTCCACCACATGAAGCCCGGTTTCTTTGCAGTGGATACCCAGTCTCTCCCAAGCGCTTTCTGGCTCTACTCCTTCTCTCTCATCGTCTTGGTATACGATTGAATCATCCGAAAGAGTAGCCACCCAGACACTGCCCTTTTCAAATAGACCAGCCGTGTACAAATCTGGTTCTGTGCATATAAAAACCATCAATCATCCTTTATCTTATGCATTACGTCTGGATTAAACTTGTTCTTTTGTTCGGCGGGTGTTTCTCCAGCCATAGAAGCTTCTTGCGTCATAACAGACACACCATATTTTTCATTTTTAATCATCATGTCTCCAACACTTGGAGCATCAGATTTAGATTTTGCGATATGTCCAGTGTCGTCAGAGCTTAACGTGTCAAGATATTTCTGAACGGTTTTTTCTGTTCTCGATAGATCTGTAGCCAGTTCTTTAACTGGTTGACCCTGATTGTTGTCAATGTAGAACTTTTCTACTTTGGTAAGTGGTCCTTTATTTTTGGTTGCCATCTATTATCATCCTTTCCGCTTGAGTTAAATGTCTTGTGGATCTTGTTTTAAGATATTTGCAATACTGTTCAAACACTACCGAGCTAACCTTTTTCCAGTCCCAATCTCCGGTTCTCGCTCTATCAGCATAAGTTCCCCACGGATCAAATATTCTTCCGCGTCCAAATTTAACGTAATACGTAATCGATTTGGTATTATCTTCTGTGCCTACATTGGTTTTATTCACTAGCTTCGCATAGCTTTTAGCGCTGTCTTTTTTTGCAAGACTTCCGCCTTTTGTAAAGTATGTGATTTCGGTGACAACTGGATTTGGAGCTTGAAAATCCAAGTTCTCATTTTCATGTCTAGACACTGGGCGATTCCTTCGCTGTTTCGATAGTGAAGTTATTGTTGCTGCTCGCGACTGGCACTCCTTCAAGCTTAACTCCCTCAGAAGGAACCATATAGAATGCGCCAGATACCTCCTTAACAAAACTGCTGTCTCCGCAAAAACAACAATTGGCTTTTATCTTGACGGTGGTTGGAGTATTATTGGCTCGCATCACTTTAGCCAAATTCTTCCCACAACTAGAGCAATCTAGCTGAATAGATGTTACGTCCACTGGATCCTTGGGGTCTTCAGGCTCTTTTTGAATAAAATCTACCATGATTATTTTCCATCATGAAATTCTTGGATTTTGTTGATTAAGTTTTTTACACATTCGTATTTATTGCTACCCTTCACAACTACGGGGACTTTCTCAGACTTAATTCCATATCTACTCATCTCTTCCAAAGACATTTTGTCTCCAGAGCATTCTCCAGTTTTCAACACTTCGTGAATAGCTATATCCATTGTCACGATAGCCTTGTGTGGCGCATCTCCAGCCATTATTTAGTTCCTTTTTCTATGTATCTCTTTTTTTGTTCAGGGGTCATTTTTCTTATTTCTTTTTTAGTAGCCCCTTTCGATACGCCTCCAGAGGCCTTTTTCTTAGCTTCTTCCTGTTCCCCTCTCTTGTCCCCCAATTCGTATCTACCCATCTGCTCTGTGTTTCTTTCGGCCCAATGTCCGATTGTTTGAGGCTCCCCTTTCATAAAAATAAATGGAGTCCCAAGGATACGCTCTAGTTTGTTTTTCTTGCACTCAGGGCATTTTCTTTTTGTCTTGTCTTTCATGGATTGAACAATTTCAAAACCATGCCCACAGCCAGAACATCGGTATTCATACGTTGGCATCAGATAATTTTTTCCAGATCCTTGATTATGGCCCTAACTGCTCTAGAATTACCTTTACTTTGTGAGTCTACCAGTTGTGAAGACAGCAATCTTATGTTTATTAATTGTTTGCACATATGCTCTACGATATTACCCCCTATCATCGAAGCCTTTTCGGAAACATCAATAAGTTCATGGCATTGTTCTTGCCTCATAAGCTTAAAAGGTTTTCCGTCTTCAGTTTTTAAACTGTATTCTTTTTTTAAGGGCGAGAATATCTTTTCAGATAAAGATCCTAGCTCTAGGCCGAACAACTTCATTGTTGTAAACTCCACAAAACAAATATTTGCATAAGAACTACTCCAATAATTGAAGCCCAAGCCAAGCGTTTGTTCCACTGATATAGCATGACAAGGATTCCAAGAGCAAGTGTCGTCCCGGCGGTTTTCACTCCCATAAACAAGGCTATGCCCCCATCATCTTGTCGTATGAGCCACCTACCCACCGGATTACGTTCAAGCTCTAGCAAATATTCTTGAGTCTTTATAGACATATATATATCAACAGCAGACGCAAAGCCTATAAAAAGCCATAGTTGGGCGTATGCCACTATGTAGGCGTATTTGTTAAATAGCCTTATAAGAGTTTTCATGATTATGTTGGATTGCCATACCTGTCTTTACCTTCTAGATTAGATACCTCCTCCCAAACATCGGACCAGCCAGATTCATCATCTCCGCGAACTCTAGCGGCTTTATCGTCTATGTATATCACGCCAGCAAGTTTGCCCATATGCGCATGATGATACTTGACACCGTAAGTCTCTAGCCAGTCTGTCCATTCCCTATACCCACGTTCGTATTGCCTGTGGATATTTCCTTTTTCCCTATCTCCATATCTAGCGGTGTACAAGGTAATAGTATACCCCATATCATAAAGCTTCCCGACCTGATCTATACCATGCTGCAAGGGCTTAGCCTTACTGTAATCACCACCGTGGTTCTTATCTGCTATTACTCCATCACAGTCTACTATTAATGTCTTAAGTGAATCAGCCATTGTATCCCTCCTTTTATATTGTACCGTCCAGAAGACGTGGGCGCACGTACCCTTGGCAGGACTCGAACCTGCGACCCTCGGATTAGAAATCCGATGCTCTGTCCAACTGAGCTACAAGGGCTTTTTCAAAGTTTAGCTAATATTGCAGATATAATCCTATTTCTAACTATGTCATCGTCTGTCAATTCTACTATTCCTACTAAGTTCGTTCCTTCTAACCTATCGAGGCAATGCTCTAAGGCTCCTCTTGCCGAAGACGGCAAGTCGCTTTGCTCTATATCTCCGTTGACTACAGCTTTGGATTTTCTCCCAATACGAGTTATGAACATTTTAATTTGCTCATGCGTTGTATTCTGAGCTTCGTCCAAGATCATAAAGCAATTGTGAAAGTTTCTACCTCTCATATATTCCAGAGGAACAACTTCTATCGTTCCATCGGACATATATTTCTTAACAAGTGCGTCTGTTAAGAATAATTTCATTTCCTCTAATACGGGTATGAGATATGGGTGAATTTTCTCTTGAAAACTACCCGGCAAAAATCCCAGACCCGTTCTGCCAGACTCAACGACTGGTCTCGTGATGATTATCTTTCGAACTTTTCCTTCTTTTAGATGTTCACAAGCCAGCCCTACAGAAACGCTGGTTTTTCCTGTCCCTGCCGGTCCTACACAAAAAGTTACATCATTTTCTACTATAGTTCTGATGTACTCAGCCTGATTTGGAGTTTTAGGCTTGAGATTCTTCTTACGTGGGCCTCTTTTCATAAATACTTTCTATTATATACCGGAACTACCAAAACCTTTGCCACCACGCTCGGTTTCCTCCAACGAATCCACTTCTCTTAAGAAGAAAGACGGTATTGCTTGTACAACAAGCTGAGCTATCTTATCTCCTTCACTTATAGTATAGATTTCTTTAGAGGCGTTGTGTATACACACTTTAATTTCGCCCCTGTAATCAGAATCTATTACGCCAGCAAACCTGTGCAAACCCTTTACACCCATGGAAGACCTGTCCCAGATGAGGCCAGCATATCCCCTTGGGATAGCCATGGCGATTCCAGTTCCAATCAGTCTGGTTTCGCCAACAGAAATTGAACTATACTTTTCAGCATAAAGATCAAATCCTGCGTCTGTCTCGTGGGCCTTAGACGGAAGTTTAGCGTTTGGGTTCATTTTTTTGACTTGTATTGACCCCACTTCTGGGTTACCTCCCATTTTGTCTCCTCCTATCCAGTTAAATAATTTCACAAACGCCTCCTGCGCAAGCTAATTCTTGCTCTGGGGTGGTATTATCTTGTTCCTCTATACACTCTGTATAGTCTACTGAGTCATAAGACCTTTTGACATCCACCCACTCCTTCCAATTATAAACATCCTTCATACAGTATGTTAGCTTCTTGATATCTCCATCCATGTATTTATTAGCAAACTTTTGACACCTGTCTGCCCAAGTCTTCTTGCCGTTGCCTTTTACTTTCTGCCCAAAGCCTAACAGCGAATCGCAAGCGGTCCAAAGGTTGTCTTCCCATAAATTAAGCGCCACTTCAATAAGACCACTTACAAACATTGCGCCATCTCCATAATGAGACACCATCTCGCTAGGAAGGTACACTGTCGTGAAAGGGGCTTGAGGATAATCTTTATCGCCACTTACGGGCAATAGAGAAACTCCACAAAAGTATCTTCTATTTTTATAAATAAAAGCTTGCACATCTTCCCATTCTTCTGGCTTAACATTGATGGTGTTGGATACATTGTGTTGTAAATAGGGCTGTGCGCAAAGGCTGTCGGTTCTACCTATCATCACCCAATTTTGCTGGGTGGATTTGACACAGTTTAATAGGTCTAAGGCGCCAACTTTATTTTTAAGCTTGGCCCCATCAGGCACTTCTATACAAAAAGCAACAACGTCATCGCTATCGTTAGCAGACCAAACGGACTCTTCACAAGCTCGTGGATTCGTTTTTTTGAAATGCTGATAGATATCTTCCATCTTGTTGGCTTGCACTCGCCTGATATATCTTTTGGCGTGATGGGGGTGGATTCCAGAGCTAGTTCCAAGAATGCAGGACGCCGTGCCTTCAGGCTTAACGCAGGTGGCTCTGGAGGCTTGATTGATGCCGATCTTCTTAGCAAGCGCCTTGTTGGCTTTCTTGACTTCTTTGGCTCCCTCTTTCTGCACGTCGGGATCAAGGCAAATCTCATGGCGCTCCATGATGCCAGTCATGGAAACTCCTAGCAGAGCTTCGCGACAAAGAATCTTTTCCGTAGTCTCTCCCAGATACGGCATAGACGTAAAGCCAGCCTGTAGGGTTCCTATAATGGATGCTGCTCTGCAAGATTCTAAGAACTCGTCTTTAGTTTTAATCTTAGCGCAGTTAATTGTGCTCAAGTTGCACGCTTGCCACCCCGTTTCACCAGTCTCGTCATCAACAGGATAAAGTCCAATTTCAACGCAGGGGTTGACTACGAATTCTGTGGAATCGGCCCACACAAAGCCCGGCTCCCCGAACTCCTTGACCGACTCCATCAATGATGTAAATTGTTCAGGACTGGTCTTATCACGAAGTAGCAGAGCAGAATTATTAGAACGGCCACGTTGAGGATTATCGTGAAACCAATTACCAGTCTTTGCCAGTGCCATCTCTGCATCATCTGGAGAGAAAAGACAAATCGTAGCACTTCTACGTACCCCGCCACTAATAACAGCGTCAGCAGCATGCATAACAACGTCGTAGACATCTATAGGTCTCAGTTTTCTAGTTGAAAATAACGCTTCCTTCAACGATCTATCTAAAACTTTCTTAATGTTCCCCAAGGCTTTTTTTAGAGGTTCTGGGCCGGGAGCCTTACCGGAGCTTGAACTTAAATATGATCCGGCTGGTCTGATTTCTGAGAAGTCAAAGTTTACGGTCTTCCCTACATATTCAGGAAACAGTTCGCAATCTTCAAAATAGCTGCTGACCAAAACACCAACAGCGTCAGACCATCCTTCTATTGTGTCTGGTATGACGAATTTTTTAGTGCCGTCTTTCTTATGGACTAGCTTCGGTAGCTTTTCTACGTGCTGCTTTTGAACAGAGAACCCTGTTCCACAACCACACAAGAGAAGATACATACACTCTTGGAAGAATCTTGGACGGTCTATGAATGAGGCGATGCAATTATAAATGCGCGCATTGTGTTTTAGAATGGGGGAGCCGCCAAACTGCAAGGCTCGCTGAGAGCCTAGGACTCTCTTCTTGTGCATCATATCATAAGCCCACTCTATATCTTCTTTGGCGTCTGGATATGTCTCAAGCATCATTCCTTTTACGCGATCAACCGATTCTTTCCAAGTCTCTCTTCTTTTTTTCTCCGGTATCCATCTAGCGTATTTAGAAACAAATGTGTAGTTCTCTAATTCTTTTACAGACATTATTCCTACTGTTTATCTTTGGAACCCTTGCTAGGGCGTTTCTTTTTTCTGGGTTGATGAGGTCTATTCTTCATATACCATGCGTGCATTGCAGGACCGTCTCGGAAAGATTTTTCTTTCCCGTCCGCTAACTTAATTGTGAACGGCTTGTCACTCTTATTTCCTCTAAGATTCATTTGTCTTGGTAGCCTTTCCAGCCTCAACCATGCGTTCAGATACGTCTTCTCCGTTAACAAATAATCTGCCTAGAACCCTGCTAAAAGTAAAGTTGTCTTTAATCTCGCCTTGTTCATCAGCAGGAATAAAGAGGGTGACCTGTTTTTGTTTTCTCGCCGCTAGGTCGTTATAAAAAACCTGTTTCAGCAAACTGTGAAGGTACTTTTTAGACTCATACCCCTTGACCTTTTCTACCGGATCTTTTGTACGAGTTTCTGGCGCCCAACAGTCAAGCAGTCTAACACGAACTGTTCTTGTTATTTCTACATCTACGGTGTCTCCATCGATCACTCTTGCCACTCTAACATCCGTGGTTATACCCTTTGGTGGTTCTTTCATAGTTTTCTTTCTGGAGTTAACTCTGTATATATTATTTGAGCCAGCCTGAAATCTTCTTCTGTGTCGATGTCAATATTTCTACGGCTAGATTCGTACCAGTACGGATTTGAGCCAACATGATAACCGCTTTGTTTTACACTATCTCTCGTGAGGGCCGATAAAGTAAAGGGCATCGTTCTGAAAATTGGTAAATCCTGACTTTTTGTGTGATGAGATCCAAAAGACCAACCAATTGGCCTAGACTCAGAATCCATCAAATACATTTTGTGAGCATGACACACAACTAAGCTATCGTGACCCTTTTGTTTTACCTCTTCCCATAAATCTAAGCAGTTTTTATAATCATCGAAAAAGGGGTCGCAAACCTGAGAGTAAGCAATATCTTTATCGTCCTTAACTTGATCGCATATATTTCGCAACAAAGTCTGTACACTAAAATCATTGTCGCACTGGCGCTTGTCTCTCAAAAGAAAATTGACGCCTCTGTTTTTACAGTATTGTTCTTTGCTAATATCCTCACATGATATAAAGATATTATTTTTATCGGCTCCGTAGTCTAGAATTTTATCTAAGGTGATATCAACTAAACTTTTACCAAAAGCGAACTCTCTCCAGTTTTTATTTTTAACCCTAGAGCTACTAGTCTTGGCTGGAATTATAAAATTCAAATTTGCAGTCATAAATATCCTCCAGAACTTTCACCAGTTCAAGAACTACCTCTTTCCATTTGTCGAGCGTTCCCTCTTTAATGCCTAATTTGACATAAGTCGGCTGATTAACGTAACTACCGGGAGCATATTCAGTTCCCCCATCTATACCTATTACCCTTATGAGATTATATTTTCCATGTTTAGCTAGCCAGTGTAGGGCGGCAGCAGAGGTGTGATGATGGCAAATTTTTCCAGCGCTTATATGTCTTACAAGACCATCTCTATCTGTCTTAAGAGGATGACCCTCTACTAGATGTTCATAAAGAATCTTGTTAACATTTACAACTTCATCTAAAAGATCGAACCCGCCTGCTGGCGCTTTTTCTTTTGCGTTTTTCGCAACTGTGACTATATTTCTTATTTTGTGAACAGTGCCTCTTAGCGTTATGTAATAGTTGTGTGTAATAAAACAATAGTCTACTCTATCTCTTTTTGTGAAAATTGAAGCATCGTTTATGACGGCCACATCATCGTTTTGGTCTATAAATTCGTCTGCATGAACAGCCGATGGCCCCTTTGCTATTACGCATATAGATTTCATAATTATTCCTCGGCCATAACATATTATACACTAAAGAAGGCCAAAGCACTCTTGAAAAAATTGCTTGTAATCGAAATCAAGATGCGTGATTTCAAGACCGTTTTCTATGAGGTGGTTGTAGACAATCCTGTCTTCCTCTGTTTCTCCGTGAGCCTTGGCTCCTTTTGGCACATGCCATTCCCAAACGCCACTCTGCCACAACAATTTTGCACAGGTGGCACAAGGCAAATGGGTGATATAAGCTTTGTAGGAATCAATGTGTTTGACAACTAAGTTGCTTATAGCGTTGGCTTCTGCGTGTACAATAAAAGGATATTTACCGGGTCTGGTAGTAGGAAGGTCGTCTTCCTTGACCGATGTACAAAATCCATTATACCCGACTCCGACAATTACGTTAGGGCTACCAACTATAACGCAGCCCACCTTTGTTTGTGAATCATGGCTACGTATGGACGCATAGTGTGCCATGCCCATAAAATACTCATCCCAATTTGGACGGTTCTGCGACACGTCTTTTTTGCCTCGCTTGTCTTTTTAATTTTTGTTGGCGCTTGGCTTTTTTACTTTGTTTTCGTATTGTTTTACCCATACTAAAATGCTCTTAAAGAATATGCAGCTTTAATGTCCTTTATAAAGTTTACGTGTCCTTGTTTTCTGACCACGCACAGGTCAAACTCTTCATCTAGTATCCTGCCTACATTGTCCGGTTTACACACTTTGTATTCTCCTCGAAACCCCAGTACCTTTGCGGCAATCGACAGTGTGTTGACATCGCTTTTATTGATCTCTAGGATCTTTTTGACACCATTAAAGCCAAAACAGCCATATTTACTATCAAGCTTCTTGAAAAAGACGATATCATTTAACAACGCCTTCTTCTTTCCGCCTTTGAAGCCAAAATGGTTTATTATTCTGGTTACTGGTTTATACCAGTTACCTAGCTCTTCCTCTATAATGAGCATCTATCCTCCCGAGACCAGCAGCATAATTAGGAATTACAGAATTAGATTCGACGCTTTTCGCTTTTCTGTCATAAATTTTAATAGACCCGTCTTCTAAAATATAGATATAATCAGCGTCATGAATATTGATTTGCTTAATGTTTTCTCGTCTTTGTGTTAATTGACGATATCCGTTTAGATGACCATAAAAATTCAGATTGTGACCATAATAAACTGGCTGGGCTTGAATAGTCCAGCCGTAAGGGGTCCACACCCAGCACATTGGTCTTGGCTGAACGAACTGATTGATATATAAATGAGAAGATGAGTTAAAACTGTTTGTGTCTATGGTTTGTTCAATGTTTTTGACAAAAATTTGCACATCGGCAGCTTGAGCATCTTCTCCTATAGTGAAGGGAGCGATTGCGGCAATGACCATACCAGTTTTAATAAAATCTCTTCTGTCCATGATTATACCTCTAACATTTCTAGACCGTGAACACAGTGTTTAATGTCTTCCTCTATTTGCAACTGTTTGACGAACTCACGCTTAGTCATGTCGAACACCAACAGGCGAGCAGGGGAAGAGCCTATTATAGCATAATTTCCACCTCTGGTCAAGCCCCTATTCCAATTATTTTCTGCGATCTTATCCACTGAAAATTTAGCGTGGCGAGTAGCTGGAATAGGAAAGAAACTTGATTGTCCGTCTTCGATAATTCCTAAATGTTTTAAGCTTGTCATGTTAATCATGGTGCAGTCGTTGTATTGATAAAAATTGTGCTGAAAGCTTTTAACTCCGTTTATAGATGGCATGGGTTCTATTGTCTTCATAGTTTCAAAATCATATAAACTGGTTATCAGGGCAGAGAACACCAGTCTGTCAGAAAAGGCAGAAATTGAGTTAATATGATATTTGTCATCTGGCACAGCGTCTTTAGGATCTATTTGTCTTTTACCTGTAAATATCTTGTGATCTTCCTTGCTTTCCCCTAAAATTTCCCAGAATTCAATTATGTTGAAGTCTGAATCAAGTTTAACTACTGCGTCATATCCAGTAGACGTGACCCAAATGTGATTGTCAAAATAGCAAATTTCGTGTACGGATTTAAAAAATCCTCTATCTTGTTTTTGGTTAGTTATTTCGTATGTGTTCCTATCCAATGCTAGCAAACCGCTTGAATCGGCCACAACTATTTTGTCTTCTAAGACGGCTATACCTCTCAGCCCTCTTTCGCCGCCTCTTACATTCTCGTTATCAAATTCTCCCGCATACGGAATGTGTTTGACGACTTCGTCATTGTCAACGTCAATAACGTAGAGACCGCCATGCACAGAGCCTTGTTCAGCGGCTCGTATAACTGTCGAGCAAATTACTTTCATTGAACCAGCCTATTGTGTTTTCTAAGCCTT